GGCACTGGGGCATATAGAGCTAATAGATGGTTAGATACTAATCAAGATGGTGTTATTACTGTATCTGAATTAGGTGGAAGAATTGAGAAAAAGAAGAAAGAGTATGGTATATCGGATGTACTAGGAGACCCTGTTCAACTCCAAATTGAAAAGAACCAAAGAGACAGAGAAAAATTCAAAAATCGTCCAGACTTGTTCTTCGGCACGAATATTTCTCAGGGGCAGAAGGCAGATAATCTCCAGTTGGCAAGTTCTATGACTGAAGAGTCAATGGATGGTCCAATGGTAGCACTTCAGGTTGTTTACGTTAAGAGTGATAATTTCGTTGTTAACAATAACAAGCCTAAATCTAGTAGGGGTAGTGCAAACAACTTTAGCGAACAATATCGCATGGCGGTTCTAGGAGCATAAAATGGCAAAATCTTACACATCTACTACACGTGGAGATTTAACCACATCTATTGCTAGCAAAATTGTTGACTTAATGATGGCTGCTGGAGCAGGCGGTGCAGCAAAAAAGGCAGCAGCGGTGAAGGCAGCCGCAAAATATGGAGTTGAACTAGAAACAATGCCAGGGGAGTTCTTTGCTAAAGAACTTCTAAACGAGATAATTGAAACTGTTATTGGAAAGAAAGCAAGGCAATTTGTCTTGCCAGATGAAAAAACCCAAGACGTTATAATGCGTGGTCAGGCAGTTGAAGACCCTCTTTTGGGTGTTCCTGCACATTTACGCAATTTACCCGAGTATCAGAACTTAGCAAGTCCTGAAGAAAAGATGTTTAAGTCTCGTCAGGCAACGACGGGATCTAAACCTAAAGGTGGGACATCTGGTAAACCAGTTAAAGTAAAAGATCCTAAACTTGGAGTTTTCTTAACTCAAGTTGCCGATGCTCTAAACAAGTCAGTTTCTTCTCTCAATACAAAACTAGACAATACTGAAACGACAATCATTGCCTCTGAGAAAGGTATTGGTGTCATTGCAAAGCAATTAGAACATAACTCTGATATTTTGGAATCAAAGTTAGATGCTATTGTTGATGTATTGAATCAGCAAGTTAATCTTGCAAAACAGAAAGAAGATAAGTCTGAAATCCAGGCTAAAGTATCAAAGCAGAATCTTGAAGACAACCAATCTGGCACGACAAGATTTATTCCAGTTGATGGAAAAGATGAGGAAACTGCTAAAGTAAATCGTGAAGAAAATCGTGATGAGATTGGTGCAACTGATGCACAAAGAACAGAGTTTGAAGCACAAGACAGATATAGAGAACTTCCTCAAGCTGAAACTGGAGGTATCTTCTCTGGACCCGATAGTGGATACACAGTTGAACTTCATGGTGATGAGATGGTTGTCCCTCTGGATAACAATTACACTCAAGGAGAACCTAGTGCTGTTGATGGTAAGATAAGACAAGCACCTGAATATGAGATGGGAACACCAATGATTCCCAAGAAAACATCATTCACACCAGAAGTATTTGCAAAATCAGTTGTACCTCAAGTTATTCCAGAAGATCTTACGGAGGAGACTGAAAAACTAAAAGAGGCAATGCAGATTCCAGTAAAATCTGCTGGTATTATTACGATGGGATTATTGAATAGATCTCTGAATGATATGGGTCCTTTAGCTTCTGATGTTGGAAGAGAATTGAAGCAAGTCGGTGATGCATATTCCGATTCTTTTGGCATTCCTAATACCATTGTTGGAGGAATGGTCCGAAGAGGGCAACTAGAGCAAAGGATGCAGATGAAAGATCTGAACTTTAGTTTGCCAAATCAAGGAGGTGAAGAGGAGAAGCGACAGTTCAATTTATTTAATCCATTTACATGGTTTGGTGGTGGATCGGGTGGTCCTGGCGGAACAACATATAACAGATATGGTGTAGGTGGTGGTAATCGTGCAAATCTCGCGAGAATGCTAACACCATCATGGTTACCAGGATCTAATTTTGTTAGAAATAGACTTTTGAGAGGAGCTGCTAACCCATTTGGACAAAATGCTGTTAGATCTGGTGCTGCTGGTAGAGCGAGAGTTCCAGTTTATTCTGGGAGATCTGGTTATGGCATGATGCAGAATTCTGCAGGAAGAACTGCATATGCATCTCCAGATTTACGTACTGCAGGTAGTTTCGCACAATCTAATCAGTTAACAAAAGGATCTACTTCTGTTCCTAGAGGTGGTACTGTTTATGGTGGCAGTTTACCTCAAAGATATCTGGACAAGTATGGTAGTAGATCAGTTCAGGGATTCCGACAAGTAAAAATGTCTAATACTGCTGCTAATAGAGCATTTGGTGCTGCGACAGGAAATCCTTCTAGATTCATAAGACCTTCTGTTCCAAGACCATCTACCAGTGCTTCGGGTTTACTCAATCCAGTTTCATTACTCTTTGAATTGATTAAGGAAGAATTGACTAATCCAAGAGCTGCAGGAATGTATGATCAACTATATGGTCCAAACGCAATGGATCCTAGATTTAGAAGCGTATCTACACATGAGGAGTATCAAAAACTAATGCAATCTGGTGCAGGTGGTACAATACAACCTGCAATTGGTCCCCCACAAGTAACTCGTCCTGATCAAGTTGATCAACGATCAAGAGATGCATTCTATAGTAAGATGAGTGGAGCAATCCAGAACCTTGAACCTATAGTTCTAAATAATTCACAAGGAGCAGTAGTTCCAGATCAAACCGCTGTAAGTCCTATTAGCAGTCAGGGTGACTCTAATCTGGAAATGTTTTATCCAACTTTAAATCAATTCTAATTCATGGCAAGCGAAAGTAGTAACGTTTATGCTTCTAGTTGTGAAGTAAAATCAATCGGACTGTGGAAAGCAGGTGAGGATAATGCACAACCATATGTAAACCTTCTGTATATGGTTTCAGGATTTCAGTATTATGAGGAAATTACATCTCCTGCATATGCTGCAACTATGGTAGTTGTAGATAACTCTGAGAACATTCTTTCTAAAATGCCTATTCAGGGGTTTGAGAAGGTTGTTGTGCAAGTTGAGCATTTTGGAACAGAATACGAGTATAGTTTTCGTATTGCAAATATAGTAAACAGAACGACAGCAGATAGGCAAAGCATTTATACATTGTATTTGTTGTCCGAAGAGGCATTATATAACGAAGGTATTCGTGTTAATAAAATTGAGTCAGGAACCCCATCTGAAATTGTATCTAAAGTATTAAAAGAGTATTTGTCAATAGATGCTACAGATTTAGATGTTGAAGAGTCTCAGGGTAGAATTAAACTTCTCCCTACTAAAAAGACTCCATTTGCGTTGATTAGATCACTGCAATCAAAAACTATATCAAAGAAAGCAGTAACACCAAAAACATCGGAGAAGTCTCGTTCTACTGCAATTTCAACGGTAAAATCTGATGTTGGTTCCGACGCTCAGAAAGCATCGGGAACAGCAGGATATCTATTCTTTAGAACTAGAAAGGGATTTGTTTATAAGTCTATAGATAAATTGGCGACTGTTGATGAGAACAACCCTGTTGTTGGTGAAACCTTCTACTATACTCCTGGAAAAGTTGAGGGCGCAGAATCTTTGTATAAGATTCAGGAGATAAAATATAGTAATGAAATGAATATGATGAAGAAATTGCGCGATGGAGCATTCTCATCTATCGTTTCATTCTTTGACATAAATACTGGCAAGTATGAGGAGTTTGTTTATTCTTTATCGGACACGTGGAATGACATGGTACACATGGGAAGTCAAACAAAGCTTCCTATAGGACAAGCGACATTATCGCAATATCCTAGCAGAGTTATGTCAACCATCGTTAATAACGAAAATTGGTATAATGGCAAGGATATTCCTACAAACGATCCAGATTCTTTTCTAGACTACCAAAAAGCATACCTATCCCAAAGTATTTCCAGACTTGGGATCATGGGTAATCAGCAAATGACTATTTCGTTAACAGGTCATCTAGAACTTTGCGCGGGGGATCGTATTGAGATTAGGGTTCCTAATCAAGTTCCTGATAAGCAAAGAGAAAAAGAACAGTGGGATCCCGAGCAAAGCGGGACATTCTTAATAAAGAAATTAAATCATCAGTTCACTGTTTCAAAGAGAACTGTGTATACTGTGTTAGAATTGATCCGTGACTCTTACGGGATCAAGGAAGGCGAAAGTAATGTCAACTAAGGAGACTATCAATGGAATCTATTGAAAAACATATTGCCAAGGATAAAGAAATTCTTGACAACCCCACCACTTCCCCTCAACAACGTCGTCACATTGAGGCGGAACTACACGATCTAGAAGATTGGGTAGAGCATCATAAAGAAGAGATTGAGGCAGGAGATCATCACGATCCATCGCCACTAGAACTCTATTGCGACCAAGAACCAGGCGCACCAGAGTGTAAAATTCATGATAACTGAGTAATATGGATTTGTTGAGTAATCTGTATCCAACAAACCAAATCGGATCTGATGGATTCAGTTGGTGGCTTGGGCAAATTGAATCAGAGAGAAAGGATGACGAAAAAGGTTCTGGTAGATATAGAGTCAGAATTGTTGGACTTCATCCTCAAACTTGTGATGTAGTAAAATCCGAGGATTTACCATGGGCACTTACAATGATGCCTGTGACCAATCCTCATCTAACTGGTGGTCATGCATCTGTTTCCGATCAATTGGAACCAGGATGCTGGGTTGTCGGTTTCTTTTTGGATACAGATAAGCAACAACCTGTTATCATGGGAACTATCGGTAGAACTGCTGGTTCTACTGATGAAGAACTTCCTGAAAATCCTACTCCTGGTGAATCTGGATGTAAATCATTTACAACATTCTTAAGTCAAAATGCATCTGCTGCTGATCAACCAGTAACGGATAAAACGCTAGCACCAAGAACTATTCCTGCGTCTGGACATGCTCCTGATGGATTGGAAAGACTCACCGAATCTGATGAATCTCTTGGTGGAAAAGAAACTGCTGTTATAAGAGCGAAATATACTCGTAATACGACAACAAATCCTGGCGGTATCAATTGGTGTGTTACTGTAGCAGATAAATGTGGTCAAGAGTCTGATCTGAAAGGATCTTTAAAAACGATTATTTCTGAAATGCTCTATGAAGTGCAGCAAAATAATGGCAAACTCGGAAGTTATCTTGTAGGTGAGTTTAATAATAAACTATACAATGAAATTGGAGTTGGAAGAAAGCATGTAAACAAAGCAATTCGTGTTGTACGACTCTTTGTCGCATCGGTTAAGGGGTATGTTCTTCAGAAAATGAAGAACGGTATTCGTGATTTGACTAATTTCTTACTAGGTGTAACTCCCGAAGGTAACTCTCTTTCTGGAGTTACTTTGTGGTTTAATAATTTATTGAGTCAACTTGGGTGCTCCATGGCAGACCTTGGAGATAGAATTGCCAAGTTTGTTGAAGATCTTCTCTTTGGATATTTGTTCCAAGCATATAAAGCGGCAGCATGTTTAGTTGATGCTGCAGTAGAAGGAATCCTCAATAAGATTATTTCTCTCATAGAAGAACTTCTTTCTGCTGTTCTTGGACCTCTTCAAGATATCCTTGGAGCAATTGCTTCGGCAATTAATATCGTGGGAGATGCATTGAATTATGTCCTCAATCTACTAGGAATTTCTTGCAGTGGACCTAAGAACAAGTGTGCTCCAAAGAAGAAAATTTGCACCAATTGTGAAGAAGAGAAAAAAGAAGATGATTCTGATTTCCTAGATGACTTATTGGCGGGAATTGAAGGTATGTTCCCCAATACAGGTGAAGACTGGTCTACCTATATCTGTGAAGAGGGTCAGAGTGGACAGACACTTCCACCTACTAGAGTTGTTATCTCTGGTGGAATTCAAATACCAGAAACTAACCAAATTATTAGGTATACAATTGATGATGTTATTGTCCAAGAAGGTGACATGGCAACATTCACTGTAACTAGAAGTGGATATACAGATGTTGCGTCAAGTGTATCGTACTTTACTGTAGATGGTACGGCAGTTTATGGATCTGATTATGAACGTGTTGAGACTGCAGTTTTAGGATTCATTCCAAATGAAACTAAGAAGACAATCTCTGTAAGAACTTTTAATGATACGGATAAGAATGAACTAGACGAAGATTTCTTTGTTGTGATCAATAAGAATACTCCTGGTACAGTAACTTCAGTTGCTGATAAAAATATTGGAAAATGTACAATTAGGAAGACAGGTAAGACTATTACAGGTCCAGTAGATCCTGGAGATCCTGAAGATATTGTAATTCCTACAAACCCTGTATCTTCTCAAAGTCCAGACACAGTGTTTACATTCCCGTCGCCAACCTTCCCAAGCATTCCTGTGTCAACAGACGACGATGGTGATGGTACTGATGAAACTCTTGCTCCTCAATACTTTGTATCTGCAGATAAGTCTTCTGTTAAGGAAGGAGATTTTGTTACATTTACGATTACGAGTATAAATGTAACGGGCAATGAAACTTTAGAGTATAAAATGTTTGGTCAGGGAATTACTTCAGACGACATTATCGGATCTTCCCTAACGGGTACATTTACTATCGTCAATAATAAAGCTGTTGTAATTATTGGTATTGCTGAGGATGGTGTAACTGAGACACAAGAGACGTTGACTTTTGGTATCCCTGGCACTACAGCACAAACTAGTGTTCTAATCGTTCCTAGTAGTGATGGCGAAGATACCGATCCTGTAAAC